ACTTCGCTTAGCAGTAATGATGAGCCGCTGGTTAGCAGCTCGTCATACAGCATCTGAGATATCTCATTGATTGAACCGGCGCTATAGCTCGGCTCTGCTTTTAAGTTAGCCATAAATTACTGTGCTATTGCTGCTGGACTGAGGGGTTAAGCCGCCAAGGTTATTCAGTGCGCTGCTAAGGATGTTGGCGAAAATATCCTCACTGCTGCCCGATGCGCCAAGACTGCCTTCATTGCCAAAGTACATATAACGGCAACCGGCTTGAACCTGTAGAATCTGACTACGGCTTGCTGAGTCGATTTCACCGCCGCCATCTGCAAACGTTACAGCTAGGTCAAGGATTTCGTATTCACGCTGGCCTTTGATACCGCCGCCATCGTCAACAAACCCGTCATAAACCTTAGCCGATGGTAGTATGCCGCCGTATTGATTCACGACCTTTTCAGCAAACGCTGCGATGATGCCAGCTTCGGTCTCAATCATGGTCCACTGCGACTCAAAGCTCGTTTTAGGCACGCCAGCAACGTGACCTTGCAGACCACGGGCATAGTCCACATCGGCTGCATCGTTGTTAGTGACCATGGGGCGCTGGAAGTTTTGAATAAGTACGTACAGGCTTTCAAATCCCTCGGGCACCAATACAGCGTTACACGCAAGCATGGCTGCACCTAGGGACTTTGCCGTGACGTATTGTTGTTTATACGCCTGTAGGCTTGGGAGATTGTTTTTCATGAAAAAAACCCTATCGGTGATTGATAGGGTTTATTTTGGGGGATGCGGGGGCTATCAGAGCGGGGGTGTTCCGCCATCTAAAAGGGTGAGAAGTTAGCCAAATGAAAGCGCTGCAAGGCCACGGCAACCTGCAGCCCATTGTCTTCAGCCTCAAAGCCCACAGCTATCTCCGGTACGACCTGCCAGGGTGCCAATCTTGATAAAATCGGGGCTAATTCTGATAGCTCGGCCATATTAACCACAGAATCTAGCTTAATGCGGATTCGACTTGTCAAAAAGCTGTCTGAGGTTGGCTGTTCGTACAAGTAATCAGGGTACCGGTCGGAGAAGTGCTTTGAATGCCACAGTCTGACAATCTCGTTTTGCTGGGGATAGAGCATATCTAGGACGAACTGCAAGAATCCAAGGCCGCGCTCACTTGCTAGCGCCGACCAGTTGGCATAAATGATGCTCATAAGCTTATCTGATAGACCGCCATCCTCACGCCTAAGCACCGCCAATCCATTAAGCTTGGTAAAGCGCTCCACCACAGTTCGACTGCCCTGCCATGGTGCGCCATAGTCAAATATTTCGGTAAGCTCATCGTGCAAGTGCTCGGTGATCAAGCCCTTGAATATACCCGCCATTGCTCGCTCAAGCTCATTCGCTTTATGGCTATGCTCAATAGTGCCTATGAATTCGCTCATGTTACATATTCCACAGTGCGCCGCCAGTATCAGCGGTACGGGTCAAATTAACCGTGATGCTAGAACTGCTCAAGAACACCCATTGATGCGGTTTAATCGAGCTACCAGCACCTTCGCCGCTTACTGTAAAGTCACTGATGCGGTCTTGGAATGCAGGGATATCTTGTCTGATGCGGGTCGCTATTTCTTGCAGGTTAAAGCCATCAATATTTGGGTGGCTTGCAGCAAGTGATCCTTTGCCATAACTTGCCAGTAACAATTCTTTAATCTGAGTCTTAACTGCTGCAATATCATGCACTGCAGCTAAGCGACCACTCACAGTCACCTGGTATGGCCGCTCTACTGCTGCTTTGATTCGCACACGACCATCGAGCAAGCTGTCAGCCTTTGCCACCAGTTGGCGGATGTCTTCAGTTAGCGTTGCGCCCTCGCCTGCAGACTTTGGCACCACGGTTAAGTTTAGATGGTTAATGGCATCAAGCGATGGTCCGTAGTGCTTCTCGTTGGTGGTCTCATTCCAGATTGCCATGTACTCAAAGCGGTTCATAAAATGCCAGCGCACAAGGAAGTCAAAGTTGCCCATGAATACAGCATTTCTATCGTAAACAGACGGAAAGCTTGCCAGTAATCTAAGCTGAGCCACAGTTAACGGGTCAGCACCAGCTCTTACTGAATCACTGCCTTGAAAATATAGGTTTAGCTTAGTCTCGTCATTGGTGTAAATGCTCGCTAGTGATGCCTGCTTTAGACTATTGGGGTCCACAGCACCATAGCATTGAGTGATAGCCACCTCGTAGGTCTCGCCTGCCTGCACGGTCTTGCCTACTCGCTCGGTATCACCAAAGGTAATGCTGATTGTCTCTAGGTTGTCGCTGTGCAAGCTAAATACTGCATCCCCAGCGCCTGCGTTCATGAATTTGGGTGTGTGCTGGTAAGTCTCACGTGTGGTCGCATTAACGATTGCAATGCCTGCAAAATAAGCATCCTCAGTGGTTGATACGGTGACGCTATAAAATGGCTCATTGACTGGGATTGTAATGGGAAGTCTGATGATTTCACTCTGCTCAGCCAGCACCTTTTTAACCTCGCCAGCATTAAGTGTGACCGCTGCCATTAGACGCCAACCACGACCAGTACCGTCATCGATTTGACGACCTTGGGACAGGCTTACGGTGGAGTCGCTATTATTTTCAATAGTGAGTAGGTGCTGACATGGCGTTGCAACCGGCAGAATGCCTTTGTTAATCGCATCGGCAATAATGGTCCTATCTTTTGACTTGATAAACGGCTCAATGATATTGACATCATTATCACGTGACAGCCAAACTACCGTCTCAACAATACTGGTGATAAGCGCTCGTACTGTAGGGTCACCGGCTCGCCAGCGCTCCGCCACATCAGGATAGTCATTGATATTACTACCAATAGCATTAAGTAATTTACTGCGCTCTAGTGTCATAAAAATCCTGATTCATTGTCGTATCAATGGTCTCGCCTATGAAAATAGGCATGTTGCCCACCATCAAAAAAACCTGCAGCGCATCATGACCCACAGCATTGGTCTGAATGCTCAGATCATTATCGCCCAGCTGATTTAGCAAAGGGATATCGCGCCTAAGCTTGACCAGCAGCTCGTCAGCCTTTGCGCTGCTTAACTCCTGCAGCAGCATGGACTTGATATCCGCTCCATAGCCTTGACCAAAATAGCCATTAACTGGAGTGCTTAGCCAGTGCTCAATCATGTTTATGACGGTTTGCGGGATTATCATGCTAAAGCCTTATTCCTGATATGCCGGTGGAAAGCCTGGTCTGTTATCTTGCTTGGCGTCTCTTGCCTGCCTTGCCATTTGAGATACGGCGCCCGCATCAATAAAGCGGCTGTGGCGCAAGCAGACAAGCAGGGATGTAATCCATATCATGCCAATGCCGCCAATGCCCACAAAAATCAATAGGCCGACGCCACCAATACCAAAAGTGGCTGAGATAATCATAAGGGATGCAAAGCGCCAGCATAAAAACAGCCATATGGCCACAAACGGCGCTGCTAGGTAACATGAGAGCTTAAGCATCTGACCAATAGCAATGGGCAGAATGTTGGGCGGGATAAGCTGATTAATATCCTTTACCCGCGCCATCACATCAAAAAACATGTAGGTTAAAAGCACCCAAATAGCGCCGCTTAAAAACACATCGATAATATAAGAATTAGCCATGTTAAGCATACCGACTCCTATGCCGCTGCCTGCTCTAGCGCCTGAGCAAGCTTCTCTTCTAGCTGCTTCTTCTCAGTCTCTTTGGTGGCAATGGTTTTATCAAGCTCTCTGATCTGGTCTAGTAGCTCATTTCGCTGCTGAGCTTTATTCTTGGGCGCATTGGCGCGTAACGGCTTAACACGAACCTTGGCTTGTTTTTTATTGAAGGCGTTTTGGCCACGGACGATAGAGTGACCTAGCGCATCGACCGACGCATTAAAAGACGGCTTGTAACTGTTGTCAAAATCGCCTGATAGCGGTTGCTGCTTACCATTTATATCAATACGAAAGATATCTAGCTTGTCGTCATCAGAGCCCTCTGTGCGCACGTACAACTTAACCTTTTGACCATTCTCAAGGACGGCTTCAATTGGCTTTGCGCTTGCGCCAGACACACGCACCACTTTTAGTACGTTAACAATGGGGATGGCTTGCTTGGTGGCTTTAGCCAAGCGATTGATGAATTCTTTAATCAATGGCGTCTTTTCGGTAACGTCAGATAGTTTCATAAAAAAATAACCCTAGCATGTAGATGATAGGGTTATTCTGACTGACTCTAGGTGCCTTATAGCTGGGGTGTTCCTAGCCTACTTCATACTTGGGTATAAACCCATGCGGCGGCCTTTTTTAAGTGACTTCATTTGCTTGCGTAGTGTTGACCCCGTGGTGGCTTTGCG